GGGAAGAGGAACGCACATAGTTCGAGCTGAACGCTATCACTAGCATTCTTGAGATCTATGGTAGCAATTGCTTGCACCGAGACCAGCTGCCGATGTAAATCAGCGAGGTGATCCAGATCATATCCGAGGGATTTTAAAACTTCCCGGATACCATTACCTACTCGACGCTGAACGAGAATGTTACAGAACGGTTGTAGCTCAATAGGCCTATCGACCTCGTTGTTCTTCGGGACCGTTGAGAAGCGTGAAGCTTCCAGGACGGCCGTCACAACGGATAGTTGACGTTTGAAACACAGAAACTGCCCATTTGGCAGGTGCCCAAAACGTATCCACGATTCTCTGTGGAAGGCCCTAAGTGCTTTGCCGTCATGCGACATTGCTTTACTAAAGCGCGCGCGGGTAGCCCTTTTAATCGCCATAACCTCGAAGGCCGTTTCGGCCCAGAGATCAAAACAATCGGAGGTACATTCCCACGTTGCCCACTGCAGCTTCGACTCCAAGGAGTTTCGGCCAAAGGTGGGAGTAGCCGCTGAGCCTGGACTAAAATCCAGCGAACCCAGCTTATATCCACGCAACCATTTCTGGAGGAGTAGACGCGCTTTATACCAGTTACCTGGCAATAACCTCGGTAAGGACAGTGACCCATCGAAGGCGATATACGTTTCCCAGCACTGCTGGGCGCGCTCTTTCGCTCTCTTAGGATCTGGAACCTCCATCTTCTTTTGGAATCGCTGGATTGCGAAATCCTCAGCTGCGTCGGCGGGCTTGTCCCACTTCCAGCTAGCAAGGAGATTCTGAAAGGCACTGATGGTGCTTTGGATGTCCATGGCTTATGACCAGGTTAGACGACAGGAATCGCGGGGGCGGTCGCCGGCGGGAAGCCGACGAACACGTGTTCCGCGTGCCATTGCACCAGGCCGTCGGCCACGAGACCGAGGAGGTCCTCGAGACGATCGACGGATTCAGGGCAACCCGAAACTCGGACCCTGACACTGAGAGCATCGACGACATCGTTGCCGCCGATGGAGACAGTATTATCATCATTGACGATGATCTCCGTCACGTGGTTCGTCGTAGGCATCCCCGAAAGGCTTTTGGCCCGAGTGGAATGCTTGAAACGAACGTTAAGATCCGGCTCTGCTGGATCTGCGTAAAAAACACCGGATGGATCTCTCTTAAGGACCTGAAGTGACATGTTAGACTCCAAA